AAACCCCTTTTGTAATCAAACTCATCCGGAGTTGGTATATGTACAATTATAGTAGTAATATTATCAATCTCATCCCTTCCGCTTGGAATTACCGTATATTTACTTATATCCATTACTATTTTTTTTGGTTTATTGTTGTTGTCTATAATTGGCAGTAACTTCAGTTACCCATTGCATTCCAGATAATCCATGTTCAATTTCAGTAATCTGCCAAACTCCATTTGATAAATATTTTTTAGGAATACCTGTAACTACAAAACAATCCCATCTTCTAAGTCCACTAGACCCTAATATTTTAAATTTATATGTAATTGGTAACAAAGGTGATAATAATCCCTTACCAGTCTCTTTTTTTAAATAATTTGAAAATGCGTCATTTTTTAGTTTGTCAAAATAAATAGGGTCATCATAACAATATACTCCAAATGATTCATCTAAGATACCACCGGTAAAAACTGAACTTTTCTTTGGTTCAATTTCATATGATTTATTTGGTCTTACTAAAAAATCAATTTTATCCAAGTTTTTAGCAAATGAAGTTTCTCTAGCTTGTAATCTTTTATCTAATTCGTCTACAACATCTTTTGACTTTGTTAGCTCCTCATAAGCTTTTGCTTTTTCTACCTCTTTACCCTTCCAAGTAGCGTCTTCACCTATTACTTTATTTTTTATTGCAACAAGGTTACCTGCACTATCGTAATACTCAGTTGCAGTAGCATCTCCTCTATTTATAATCACTTTTTTTACAATCTTTAAACTTTCCGCCTGATTTGCTTTTGTTTCAATGTCGGTTCTCTTTTCTGCTGCAGCTTGATTCCCTGCTTTTATTGCATCGGATAGTTTATCATCTGGACTTTTAGATAACCAATTTGTGTTTGGGTCATAAGTCTTATTAGGAACTTCGGTTCCGGATTGCGTAGGTTTTGTATCTCCAATTCGTACATCCAAAAATAAATCACCACCTTGTGCAAAAAATGTATCTGCTTTTCTATCTTTATTTACATTTATAATAGCCTGTTCAGGTTGAGATGCAATATTAAATCTTCTATTAATTATTTGGCCCATCATCTCTGCGGGTATTTTTATATTCAAAGATGCATCTAAAAATACAGAATTTTCTCCCGAATGATGAAATAATTTATTTTCAGGTGTTTTTTGTTGACCTACCCAATGCTCATCAAATACTTTAATAGATAATAAACCATCATCTCCTACAGTTTCTATAATTTGAAAATTCCAAAATCCATTAACAGCGGCGGACATTCCGTTTAATAAATCATTAAGTATTTCTCTTACATTTTTGTTTGATGCCGTTATTGTATTTTTAAAAAATTCAAAATTTATATAAAGATTTTCTAATAAACCATAGTGTTCACTTATTTCTTTAAATGTATTTGCTGGGGCTGGGACTGGCTTACCCTCCTTATCTTTTGTTGGAAATCCAATTTCTCCAGTTTGTACAAAACTTATAAAACCGTTGTTACCAGCTCTTGGAATACGCAAATCAATACCACCACCAGATGTTAATTCACTATAATCTACTCCCAGTGTATTTACTATGATTTTAGTAAATTCAGGAAGTTTTCCTGGTATTAATAGATTTTCTTTTTTTGTTGAAAATATAAAAGGGAATGCGCCTATTTTAGTATCCTTTGTATTAATATAAGATTTTAATTCCTTACCGCTAACAGTATATTTGACAGTTTTAGCATTTGCATTTAATATATTTACTGCAAGACCAAAACGTATATATTGTTGATTACTAACAAATCGTTCAACCGGTACGCCAAATTCACTTACTAATGCTTCTTTAGGATTATCAATAGTTCCAAAAAAATATGCTGTTTTTTCCAACCAAGTTACTTGAAATTCTTGTTCTAATTTTTTTATAACATCTAAGTCAAATCCTATAAAATCATACCATTTACAATCGTTAATTAAGTTAGCTACTTCTTGAGTTTGTTTTATAGTAGGTAAATTATTAAACATGTTTTTAAATCTCTTATCTTTAACAGGCTGTATATTTTTATCATCATCCAACCCTGTAAGTGTACTTTGGTTTTCTAACTGAGTAGGTCCATATAAAGGAAATGTTCTTGAATTTAATGGACCATTTTCTTTTGTGTATGCATATAAAGAATGGTGCGATTGTAGAAATGCAGGTAATGATGGCACTCCTCTCATTTGTACATTTACATTAAATAAGTTACCTTCACTAGTAACTTCCCCACCAGTAATAAATCCAAAAAAGCAATCATAATCACCTCTAGATGCTATTCGTTTATCCTGCAATGCAGAATCGGTTAATGCATTATTTCCAACTTGAGCTTGAATAGTACCCACATCTTTATCACTAATTAATCCTTTAACTCCATCTTCAGTGTTCCACCCCCATTCTACAAAAAGAGAATAACCAGGCTCCATAAAATACTGCTGAATTAATTCTAATTGTTCTATTGAAAATGCAGTAATATTTAAGTTTGCTTCTTTTGATATTTGGTCTTGTCCTTCTTTTACATTAAATAATGTTATTACTGGTCTTGGTTTTGCAGGTGCTCCAGCTGTTGCCTGTATTGGTGTTTTTTTAGCCCATGTAACTCCAATAGTACCACTACCATCGGAATACGAACCATATACAGATGCTTCAGTATTCACTCCCGCCGCATTGAATAATTTCCAATCGGGATTACTTTCTATAATTAACCCATCATTAGCTCCCGAAAATACACGTATAAATGTACTAAGGTTACTTAATGAACTATTATTTCTACCTCTAATTTTTTTATGAATCGTATCGTTAATCTGCGTTAAATACATAAACTTATTTATTTTATATTATTAAGAAAAATTATTAACGATTTCTATATAATTTGTTGGAATTCTTAATACAGTACCATCTTCAAATGCAAATACAGCATTGTGTATATTGTTAGCAGATGCAATAATCCACCAAAGAGATGAATCTTGATAATATTCATATGCCAATGTATCAAGTCTGTCACCAGTTTCAGTTGCAACATATATATCAGAATCTTTTAATGGAATATTTGGATATATCTTTGAACGATATACTATCCTACCATTAGTTGCTCTTTTTACTGCGTTATTTTCATATCTACTACTCATATTTTATATAAATTAATTTTATATGGGTCATATTATTTTTTTATTCTGATGTTTGTGCCGTTTTTTGCATAATAGGCGAGTCTGAATAAAACTTGTATCCTTCTATACTTTTTCTATCATCTACTATTTTTAAACTTATAGCCACTTCAATTACAGATGGTAATTTATATTTTTTAATATCTTTTGATGTATAATCTTCCTCACCAGCATCATTAGTTGCTGAAAATACCACTCTATCACCATTTCCGCTTCGTATCCAATCTTGTGCTTCATTTCGTTGTAATTGGTCAATACCAATTTCCCAAGTTGTATCATCTGGAATAGTATATGTAAGTGATTCTATAAAACAATCTTTATCTTTATACAAATCACCCATACTAAACTTTATGAAAGGTGGAACAATTGCACCATCTACATATCCTTGTGGATATACTAATGATGTTAAAAAATTCAATCTTTCCCACACTGCTATATGTTCTTTTTGATTTGAAGAATATACTTTAAAGCTAAATCCTAATGTTTTTTCTATACCTGTATATGTGTAAAAACTAAATGGATTACCTATGAATTTATTAGGGTCCCAAGTTGGACTAAATGTTTCAGTCAATCCTGTTATAGTTGCTCTAAATAAGGCACTCATTCCTTTTTTCTTAGCTCTAGATGGGGATGAAAATTTTAATCTTATAAAATCTAAATCTTCAATTGATTTATCCTCAATTTTAGGAGCATCGCCCATATAAGGCAATTGCGTATTCATCGTATCTACATATGAGAGTCCTTTATCAGAATTTTTTTGATTTGCATAGTTTACTTGCAAATTTGAAAAGTTTCTAGAAGTATCTGCTGCATCTTTTGGTGGAGCTGATTTTTGTAATCTTTTAATAAGGTTTACATTATCTATTTCTAATTTTTGCGCTTTTCCAAATTTATTATTCCCACTATATCCATTTAAATCAGGGGATATTGATAATGGAAATGGTGGTCTGATTCCTTGTATAAGGAATTTTGTTATATCTTGTATATCTATTGTATCATAATCATATAAAACAGATGATAAATCATTTCTACTTTGTTGAGGGGTTTGTGGGTCTTTAGCAAACTTTATGGAATCACTATATTTAAATAAATTAGAATATTTCATTTTTTCAGGATCCCATTTTACTTGAGGGTCTTGTAATGAACCATCGCCTAGTAAAAGTTTTCTTCCAGCCTTTTTTATAGCAGATACGGCAGAACCTCCAATTTGTTCACCTTGGTCTTCACCACCCATAGGTGCGGTAACTGCAGATTTTATAAGTGCTCCCAATCCAGTACCTTTACTATCGGAAAGTATAGAACGACGTCTATAATCTGAAGCAAATCCACTTGAAGTTAATTTATATCTTAAATCATTAGTTACTGTTGTTGGATATGCTGCGTATGGAAATAATCCTATTGAGTTTACAGCGCTTGTAATTGCTGCTCTTGCTTTTGCTAACACACCGCCAATTAATCCTCTACCACTACCACCCCTTGCATCTTTCATAGAATCTACATCAACCGTAGTTTGTGTAGTTAATCTTACTATGTTAGTTCCGTATAAAGCAGGTTGTGAAAGAAATCTCAATGGTCTTAATCCAGTCAAAGTTTCTTCTAAACGAGTTTCACCTTCCGTTACAGATGCTCTACCTAATCTAACTTTATTTAAAGGTTCTGCAAATTTATTTATAATAACATTAGAACTTCGTATTGGAATTCTTTTACTATTTTGAGGAGCAAATGTTTCCTTTGCAGTCTTACCACTACTTTCTAAAACCTTTTGTTTAAATAAATCTTCTAACTTAGGCATTTGCTATATATTAAAATTATTTCTAGTAGTCTTTGATTGGTAACCAGTTAATAAATCGTTTACTTTAGATGTACCTAAATAAGTATTAACAGGAATACCACCTGAGTTTAATCGTTCCATTGCTTTTGTATTTGCTGCTATAACATTAGCCATTGCTTGCATTCCAGCTCCACCTCCACCATTAGCTGCGTTTGCTAATGCAGTTGATGCTCCAGGTGCTGCTATCAAATCATCATTTTTACTTAATTTGAATAATCCACCTTCTTTAGTTGATACCATTGTTTCACCACCAGCAGGTGAATTCATATCTCCGGTAGGTACTGCGCTAGATGCTTTAGATATTGCGCTAAATAGTGCACCAACCATCGTTGCTGCCAATATGGCACCTACGATTGGTATTTTACCCTGTCCACCAAAAATACCAGCAATTGCACCAACAATACTTGCTCCAGCTTCTCTACGTTTTACATAAGCGCTGGCAATGTCTGTTGCTAATGTTTTTAATTTAGTACGGTATATAAATGCAAATATCGTTCCTAGTGTTAAACCAAACCCAACCATACCAGCCATTGTATCTGATATATATCCAAATGCTTTAGCTAACATTGATATTGGTTTTAACATTAATTCTAATAAAGGTAATACCGCTGTACCTATTTGTACCCCAATACCGGTAAATGTATTTTTTATTTTACTCAACTCACCTTGCATTTGCTGGTCAGCTTTCAATTTTTGAATAGTTAAATCTAAATCCTCTTTACTTGTATTTGTAATATCCAATCCATTTGCTATTGCCTGTTCTGCTAGCTTTTTATCTTCCACTCCCAAATGAACCAATCTTTCTCTTTGTGCAATTAATCTTTGAACAGTTGCTGGTGTACTACCTATTGCCTTTGCTAATTCTCTTTGTGTAAAAAGGTCTTTGTCAGCAAATCTACCATTTCTTTCCATTTGATTTAACACCTCATCCAATGCACCAGAGTAATCTTTATTTGCTGCTAATATTCTTGCTTGCGTTAAATTAAATTGGCCTTGTGCAAATGCTGCAGCTTTTAATTCTTGTTCTATACCACTTTCAAAATCTAAAAGTTTTTCACTAACACCCATCACATCTTTTAAAGTAGCACCAAGTCTTCTAGCTTCAATTGCCGTCTTAGCCATATTATCAAATCCACTACCAAAATATTCTGCACTATCTTTAGCTGCTTCCGCAATATCTTTAAACAACTGCTTAGGTGCTATTTTAGATAATTTAGCTACATTAGTAACTTGTAATGCGTAATTTACTGCGGTATCTTCACTCAATCCAGTCATTGCTTCCAATTGACCTACAAATTCAGCTGAATCTTCCGCCGCAATTCCAAAGTTTGTACTTAATACAGTTAATGCTCTTACCGTATCTTTTGATAAATTTGCTACATCACCAAATTGTTTTTTAATCTCAGCTACTGTGTCAAATACTCCTTCAAATTCAACACCCAATTGAGCCATTTCAGAAGTTACCGATGCTGCTATTGTTTTAACATCTTTCATTTGGGAATTTATTATTCCCGTCTCTTGTTTAAACTTTTTAGCTGCTTCTGACATATCTGTCATTGCTTTAACTCCTAATGCAAACACCGCCGCAACAACAGCCCAAGCAAGTACTATACCACTTGATACTTTAAGAAATTTACCAGCACCCTCTATTATAGATTTTATTCCATCTGGTATTGCATCATACATTTTGCTCTGCTGCTCTTGAATTTCTTTAATTCTTTGTTCTTGCTGTTTAAATAATTTTCTTTGTTCTAGTGCTTTTTTATACAACCTAACACCTTCCTCAGTCATTCCATTTGTTTCGGCTTGAATTATTGCTGATTCTTTTTGGTCATCTGTCATTTTAGCAAATGCAGATTCGGTAGCGGAATCTATTAATAAAGCTTTTTGTTTTTCCAATTCCTCTCTGGTTAGTTTAAATTGGGCTCTTTGTTCTTCTGTATATTTTTCTTCACCTCTCTTAAGATTAATACCTAATTCTTGTCTTTTAAGGGTTATAATTTCTTTAGTAATATCAGAAACTACTCCTGATTTTGTTACTTGGTCATTTAATAATGATTTAACTGCTGGTGATAACTTAGTAATAGATTTTAATTGGTCCTCTTCATATTCCGCCGCTTCTTCTTGAAGTTCCCTTCTTTTTTTTGCTGTGTCTTTTCTTTTAGTTTCAGCAGTTAATATTTTCTCAACAAGAACTAATTCTTCTTTTAACTTTGTAAGACTCTTTTTTTCTTGCTCTAATTGAGTAGTTAAACGTTTTGCTTCTTTGGCTTTGGAAACCGCAGCTTTTTCATTCTGGGCATTAATTCGTTTTTCTGCCAGTTCAATCTCCTCTAAGAGTCTTAACCTTTCTTGTTCTTGCTGGATTACATTAGCCATTTATATAGAAAAAATTTATTATGGTGCAAACCCCGCATCTTGTAATTTTTTATACAAAGAAGGGTCTTCTTTTTTAAGCTTTTCCATATGAGGAGCGGCAGTTTTATTTAAGGCATCTATTTTTGATTGAATTTTTTTCAATTCAGGATCATCATCAATTAACTTTTGAATTCTATCCGGAGTTGGTTTTTTTGAAAATAAACCAAAAAACTCCTTTAAATTTGATTTTTTTATTTTATACTTCTTTCCCATATGCGGTTATTTATAATAATACAACTATAAATATGGTATAAACAAAAAAGTTAGGATTATCTATTAACCCTAACTTTTGATTGATTATTTGCTTGCTTTATTTGCTCATTTTCCTTTTTCTTAGCATCTACTAATTGTTGGTAGTAAAACATTCTAAGATAGGTTGGCATTCTATACAAATCCATTACAGTGAACCCATTACCATAGTTTACCATCTCAAAAATTTGAGTATGGAGTTGAATACTATGATTCGGAGCTAGGCCAAAAAAACCCTACGCCCATTACTATGGGCAGTACCTCCTCTTGTCCGTCTTCATGTGTATATGTAATTCTCATATCCATGTCCGGCTGAATTGTTTTAATGTAATCTCTAAATGCTCTACTATCTCTTGCTAAAAATCCATTTACGAATTTATTAATAGCTCCTATACTATTATCACCATCTACGGCTCTAATCATATGTCTAAATCTAGTAGTAATATCATGCGAAGTATCTTTATTAACCTTTTCTAATGCGGTAATATCTCTATCAATAGCCTTTTCATCACCATGCGTTAATAATTTAAATGTTAATTTGTTTTTACTATTTGGAGTAATAAATTCAAATTCATTTTTATTTTCAAATTTAGAAGTATCTACCTTTTTTGTTTCAATTTTTGTTAAATCAACAGATAAATTGATAACATCTCCCGTTACAGAAGAATATGCAGATGCTTCATACTTAGGACCGTATCCTAATAAACGAGTTGCTAAGATAATTGCGTTTTTATCACCTATAAGAATATCATCTATATTAACATTATCAACAATAACCGATTCAAATAGTTTATCTAATACAATACCTTTTTTGATAAGGTTTTGTGAAGAAAGGATATCCTCTTCCTTTGCGGTCATATGTTTAATTGTTATTTGACCCGATGATAATGGGTTCTCTTTTGGATATAATTTACCTTCCGATGGTAAACTAATAACTTCCGTTGGAAAATCATATTGTTTTTGATTCATAACTTTACTTTGTTTAAGTTTGTATATATAAATACATCATTTTAAAAAAATTAGAAAGCACAAAAAAGGGGATATTTTAGTATCCCCTTTAATTTTATATGTTTTAGATTAGAATTCTAATACAGCGTAATCATATGCTACTTGTAGTTCTATTGATGCTGGGTCATTAGATGTCATATCTAATTCACCAAAGTTTACTTGCAATGGAAATGCTCCATATAAAGTCCAAGTTTCAACAATATCACCAACAGGTCCTAACATTTCGATTTTGATAGTCTTCTTATAGAATTCAGAATATCCTTTTCTACCAGTAATAGATTCGTGTCCTAAACGAACCCACTCCATTACTTGTTGTGCACCAGATGGTACAATTGGGTCATAAAGAGTGATAGTCATATCCTGCCATTCACCTTTACCTTGCAACTTTCTTTTCACGTTAATGTGGTCTAAAGTTACAACTTCAAAGTTAATTTGAGGTCTGCTAGCTGCTTTAATCAAATATGCTTCTACACCATCGATACTCATTTTGAAACGAGCTTTCGTTTTTGGTTCCCAGGTTTTGTAGAACATATCGTTGAATTCTAATACTTGTGCCATTTTCTTTTCCTTTTATTTTATATTAATAAATATCTACTTTTTGTTTTTTATATTATGCTGAGAAACTTGCTCCAGTTGGTAAGATGTTGAAATCAATTACGATGAATTCAGCCGTCTTAGCAGGTTGTAAGAAAATTTGTCCAGCTAATATGTTTCTATCAATAACATCAGGTGTGTTGTTACTTTCATCCATTACAACTTTGAATGCGTACAAACCTTGTCTTTGTTGTATGCTCTCTAAGTATGGAGTTGCTGTGTTAATGAATCTTGCTCTAGTTTGAGTAGTATTTTGTTCGAACACTAAGAAACGAGAAGTAGATGCGATAAACTTCTTAACAGTGATAAGTAATCTTCTTACGTTGATTCTATCTAATGCTGATGCTTTATCTTGCAATGTCTTCTGTCCAAATGCTACAATACCTTGTCCAGGGAATGCTGCGATTGGGTTTACTTTGTTCTCATATAGAGTATCTCTCTCCGCATGTGTTAATCTATTCAATACTGAAACTGCTCCAGTAATACCACCTCTATTCAAACCAGCAGGTGCGAACCATTCTGCTGCTAATCTATCGTTACTAGCAAATACTGCTGGTAATAGTACTGAAGGTGGTACAGTTACTAATTTGTTTGTATTAGTATCTATTGTCTTAACCCAAGGGTAGTAAGTTGCTGCGTAGTTTGTATCAACTGCGTTAGCTGCTTCAGTTGCCTCAGTTATTGTATCATCAAAATCGTTGAAATCAGCGATATAAAATGCGTCTTGTCTTTCCTCACAAATATCAATTGCTTTAGTAGTAATTGCTGGGTGTAATCCTCTTACAATACCAGGAGTTACTAACATATTGATATCATACTCATCAGGATTTGAAATTGCGTTAAGTGCTTTATTGTATGCTACTGAACCAGAAGATACAGATGTTGCACAATTGAATCCTTGCGTATTTGCATTACTCCAATCAGTATCACCAGCTTTAGCTATTGTTGTAGTTGGGTTCATACCATCAAATCCATCTTGGAATGCTAATACGAATTGTCTCTTAACCATATCAGTAGATGCAGAACCGGTCATTTGATACGTTAAACCATTTGCATCAAATGCAAAAGATACGTTAGAACCAGTTTGAGCTCCTATTGGAAGTGGTTTCAAATATTGTAAGTTATCTAACTTAACACCAGTAGTTTCAAAATCAAATCCACTATAATAGATTGGAGATGATGATGTATTATTTGCTGAGTTTGTTTGATATACTACCGCTGGTACTAAAAGTGATTCAGCGTTATTTGTTGCTGTAATTGGGTTTGTATATGCTCCATGTCCGAATGGTGCTGCTGATATTGGGAATGAGCCAGGAGTAGATACTACTACTCTGACATATTTTGATTGATTTGTATAATCACCAAATTCAGTAAGTTTACCATTGTTATCAATTGTAAAATATCTATCACCAATTCTTCTAGCTATATAGTTTGGAGAAGCAGGGTCTAAGTTTACATTATTAAATGTTTCTACAACACTCTTTCTCTTATCAGTATCATCAAATGAACGAATCGTTACAGTAAATGTTGAGTAATCAGTTCCACCATCTTCACCAGCTGCCTTTACATTTGAAATACCAACTTTAAATTTAGTATTATATGTTGTACCATGTCCAGTTGTTACGAACTTAAATAAATCATATCTTTCACCACTAATCAATTGAGATTTAACCATTGGAGTTTCAGCTGCTTGTGCATCGTAAGTAAAGTCCTGTGGAGGTAATACAACAGAAGTTATTACAATGTTGTTTCCAGCAGAACCAGTATAGTATCCAGCTGCACTTTCAAAGTAAGAATATGCGTATGCTTTTTTAGCTCCAAATGGAGATTCACCAAATACATCTGATAAATCGTTTACAGAAGATGGTAAGATAGATGCTGATACATTTAAATCTGCATGCAATGCTAAGAATGAACCATCATTAACACTATCACTTGCTACAGTTGCTCCTGCAAATCCAACTTTCTCATCACCTAATTTAGTTGAATGTAATACACCAATTAATTTAGTGCCTACTGATTGAAGGGATGAACCAGATGCAAATATTGCTAAAGGTGCTATCTGCTCATAACCACCGATACCACCAACCCTTACGATTGTTGCTGTACCAGCTTCTCTTAAATAGTTTTGTACTGCATATTCAGTATAATAAGTTCCATCAGGTGTTCCGAATATTTCTTCGAATTCTGATTGAGTTCTCACAATAGTTGGGATGAATGCAGGTCCTTGTTTAAAAGGTCCTATAAATGCTGCCCCAATTTCACCAATTCCTTGCGCTAGGAAGGAAAGGTCATTTTCTCTTGTGAATACGCCAGGTGATACGATTCTTTCTGCCATTTTATTTCTCCGATTTGTGTTTTGAATGTATGTTTGTAAATAGTTACATTAATACTCATATAAATATAAAGAAAATGTTCAAAACACAAATTTGTTTATAAATCTGCATTTTGAACATTGTATATAAAATCGTTTGTAGTAGTTACGCCGGTTGAGGGTCTACTCCGTATAAATTACTACCAGATGTAGCCGCCCAAGGTAAATCAACATCACTAACAGTTACTCTGTTATATTTCTTAACATCTATTTCTTTTGTGATTTGACTGTTAATATGGTCCCAATATGCTTGAGGTCCAGAACCACTTACTACATTTTTAACCCAATTTAATACTAATTCTTCGGTTAAATCTCTATAATCTACAAACCCATCACCATTAAGGTCTTGTGGTGTAAATGGAGTTGCTCCAACAAAAGTTCCTACATTACCATTAGCATCGGTTGCAACTACTTTCCAGTTTGTACCAACTACAACATCGCTTAGAGTATCTGTATTTTGTTTTCTAAGTCCTACTAAAGACCATTCGTATGTATATCCCATAATTAAATTATTTAATTCTTTTTAATAAATATATAATTTTTTATTTTTCTTCTATCAATTTTCGTAATTCCTTAACTTCAGCTTTTGTTTTATTTAAGTCCTCACTAAGTTCTTTTATAGCTTCTACTAATAGAGGTACTATCTTTTCGTAATCAACAGTCAAATAGTTTTCACCAGTTTTAGAACCTTTAATCTCTTTAGTTTCGTTATCTATATCCATATCAAACGGAGCTAGAGTTACAACTTGCGGTAATACTGCTTGAACTTGCTGAGCTGATAAACCCACTTGAACTTTCTCATCCGTATATCCAAATGAACGTGCTAAATCATTTTCAATATAGTAGAATCCATTAAGTTGATTCACTTTATCTAATGGATTTTCAATTGGTCCTAAATTAGTTTTCAATCTTTCATCTGAGTAATAAGCGATGATGTTATTTTGAGAGAAAATCCAGCTATATGAATAAACGTTATCATGTATAGCATAGTTTATACGAGATGTACCATTCGGGTCAGAATAATATCCAGTATTATCTCTATCATAAATAAAGTTTGTTCTTATTTCATACAAATAAGTTCTATTACCATTATAGTGATTGATATAAGTTTCATATCCATCTCTACAATCCATATGTAGGTTACCATTGGTTGTTTCAACGGATGCCCAACCATCTACTCTACCATTACATCCACTTCTAAAATATGCTCCCCAAGATGGGTTAGGTCCATGTAACGCACCACCTCTAATTCTTAATGCATCATTTGAAGTTGTATTTTGGTCTAAATAATATCCCGTATCGTTTGAATCGTAGAATATTGGGGCTCTTGAAGAACCACCTACTTCCGTATATCCATCGTAATAAGAACCCCAACTAGTAGTTACAATTCTACGGTTTCCAGCCCAATAAAGGTTTAGTTCGGCTCCACTCATATACCAAATCCAACCTCTAGCAGTATCATGTACACCACAGTTATCACCCGTTGTACTCATAAAACAGTATCTACTACTAATAGCGTATCCATACCATCCATTTCTACCACCACCATAAGTTGATGTGTGACCATAAGGACTACCCTCACAAAATACACTCCAAATACCCTGTCCATATGATTCAAAATACAATCCACAACATCCTTGAGGTCTAAACCAGTTGTTTGCCCATACAGCTGACATTTGTGAATATCCATTGGGGTTTGTGTAATATCCGGTATCGTTGGAATCGTAGAATATAGGTGCTCTGAACGATTCAGCTGCTTCTATATAAGTTGTACCCCAACCAATACTTCTGCCCATTAATATTCTTCCACCAGAGTATATGAATACAGATTCAACCGAAGTTCCACTATCATGTATTGAAAACTCCCATTCATCTGCACAGTTTGCTAATATACCAGTTGTAATACTACCCGCCCAACTACCATTATTAAAGTTATAGTTGTATGATGTACTACCAATTTGAAGTACGCCAGGATATCCGTGATTATAGTTATTTGTACCAACGCATAAATTAACAATATACGATTGACCGGTTGGGTCCATATATCTACCAGTATCATTTTGGTCATAAAATATTGGTGCTCTAGAACTACCATTTGAATATGAGTTACCACCTCTATCAACATAGAAATCCGTAGTACCCCAAGAACCATTTCTATGGCCGTGGTCGTGATTAATTCTAAAATAAGAAGAATCTGCGTAACCAAATCCACAAGACCAAGTATTACTATCAAATCCATTAGAGAATAAGATTGATGGTCTATCCGTACCAGGAGAACCATTAACTCTAAATTCACCAACAATACCCCAAGAGTTATCACCCTGATTATTTGCAAATTGAACTGCTCTACTATTTGGAGATGTACTTAATTTTGTAAATGTTGCAACTAAACCACTATTATATAAATTACTAAATCCATTAGGGTCTAAGTATGTACCCGTATCATTGAAATCGTAAATAAATCCAGTTCTAAATTGTCCATTGTAAAATTGTCCAGACAATCCGTTGCCTTCAGTATATATGTCCAATCCAGCACCAGCCATATAAAATCTACCATTATATCCAGTCAATGGTGACATCCACATGTAAGTGGCGTTGTTATTAGATTGGATTTGAACTGCGGAAGTCCAAGCACCAGGATAAGTACCAAAGTTTATTTCACCTTGAGATTCATCATGTACCGTCAATGCTCTAGTTCCAGAAGAACTTCCACTACTTCTAACTTTAAAATATCTTACATATGAATAATCCGTAGGGTCTATTCTAAAACCAGTATTATCGGAATCATAAAATATAGGTGCTCTAAGGCTTGATTCAAATTGAGAATATGAACGTGTTATTCTAGCTACAATATCATAATTACCAGTAGCCGCAGTTTGAAAAAACCATCCAGTATCATCATTTCCTTCAGCGTATTCTACTAATGATGTTCTATGATAACCAGTATAAGTAGGAGATGTTGTGTTGCCAGTTACCCTACCTCTAATCATTATAAAATGGTTATTATTGTCATAGCCTTTATATTGAGTGTATCCGGTGCTGGTATAATTACTTGCTACATAATACGAACCTCGTATAGAACCCGCCGTATTTAATGAAGTACCAGTACTTGATGGGTCTAAATAATATCCAGTACTTGTTAATTCTCTAAATATAGGTGCATCTAAAGTACCAGTATTTGAATCAGGTGTTATATACACATTCTGATTCGTCATTCTTATTGTTGTAAAATTGGTACTACCCTCCGCACCAGTGTTTAAATCAATTCGTTTTGATGTACCTCTATTGGCAATAATTATTTTACCAGTACCATCATGATTCCAGCTAAATCCATCAGCGGTATATGCTGCATATGTACCAAATGATTGTGTAGTTCCACCCAATCCAAAAAATCCTTTATGTGAACCATTCTCTTGGAAATCAACTAAACCATATGCACCAGAATCGTTTAGATTGAGTTTTAAATTTTGACCTGTATTATAATTGTTTCTAATAGTTGTAGAACCAAATGTAGTTAATTCATTTAAAACAGATGAACCATCTCCGTTAAATCTATATGTAGTATCAGCGGAATCGTAATATATAGTTGCATACATACCACCTTGTGCTCTTACATCACCATTAGCATACATTCTAAATATTTCACTCTTTCCATTTACTGTTTCAGAACTGCCGGCTTGGAATATATGGTCTGTGTAAGTACCATATATCATATAATCTCCGTTTGTTCCATTGTTAGCTCCACTACCTACATATGTTCTAAATGCGATATAACCTCCAACATTATTATCAGTAAATAAAATACCACCATAAGTTCCAGTATCAGCTTGATTTCTAAATTCTAAATAGTTATTACTATTTGTATTTTGAAGTCTAAGAACAGAATCTGCGTTAAATGCTCTTACACCAGATGGAGTACCATTACTCTTAACCGTTATAGTATCAGTTGAATTTAATCCAGCAAATGTAGGTGCATCAGTAGTTCTTACATACTGATTCATATTATAAGCGTAAATTTGGTCAACACTATTTAATATTTGTTGCCAAGAAGCCCATGCTGATGATGATGTTCCCAATCTACTCCATATTCTACCATTTGCAGTATATGCTATTTGTATTGGATATCCTCCACTTAAATCAGTACTACTACCATAACTTCGCCAAAACATTTGTCCGTTATATGTACCACCATCACTTAATCCGTTTACACTATTTGTTTTAAAATCAAAATAAACTCCAGCATTTTTACTTGAAGGAGTATCGTTTACATTTCTAGTATCATTTGAATCAACAGCTTCTGCTCTATCAGCAGTACCAGTTAAGTTTGAAGTTACGTTTGCAAATGTTACCGAATCGGTTGTACGAACATTCTGATTCATTAAGTAAACTTCAGTTGCACCTTGTCCCGTATCAACAGTTCCACTAAGAACTACGTTACCAGCTACATACAATCCATCTTCAGCATACCATCTATCATTTGCTTCTTCCCAATAAAATGCTTTTGTTGCTGCATTACCTCTCTTAACTTCTATACCAGCATTTTCAGTTGGTGCGGTTGATGCTCCAATATCTGCATTTAATGTGATGATATTATCACCTACATTTAAAGTTGTTGTATTAATATATGTTGTTGTACCACTTACAGTAAGGTCACCACTAATTGTAGCGTTACCAGTTACTGCCAATGTAGTACCATCGAATCTTAAATTTGCTTCAACGGTTGCATTTGGTGCAGTTCCGTTTAATGTGATTACACCATTATCAGTTGTACCAGTTAATGATAATAATCCAGAAGTTCCTGATGAACCAGATGTTCCAGAAGTTCCTGATGTTCCAGATGTACCTGATGTTCCTGATGTCCCAGATGTACCTCTTGTTCCGGATGTGCCAGATGTTCCAGAAGTTCCCGATGTGCCAGAAGTTCCGGATGTACCTCTAGTTCCAGATGTTCCCGATGTGCCAGATGTTCCAGAAGTTCCTGATGTGCCAGATGTTCCATCACTACCATTAACCCCAGATGTACCAGATGTTCCGGATGTACCAGAAGTTCCTGAAGTTCCACTGCTTCCCGATGTGCCTGATGTTCCACTTGTACCAGAAGTTCCCGATGTTCCAGAAGTTCCACGTGTACCGGATGTACCTGATGTTCCAGAAGTTCCAGATGTTCCTGATATCCCAGATGTTCCCGATGTTCCAGAAGTACCAGAAGTTCCCGATGTACCTGATGTGCCAGATGTTCCCGAACTTCCACTAATTCCAGATGTGCCACTTGTGCCAGATGTTCCACTTGTGCCAGATGTACCGCTACTACCATTTATTCCAGATGTGCCAGATGTACCGCTACTACCATTTATTCCCGATGTACCTGACGTTCCGGATGTACCTCTTGTTCCTGATGTTCCAGATGTACCCGATGTACCACTACTACCTATACCAGATGTACCACTTGTGCCAGATGTTCCAGATGTACCCGATGTTCCAGATGTGCCAGATGTACCACTTGTTCCACTACTTCCATTGATTCCAGATGTTCCAGATGTACCTGAAGTCCCAGAAGAACCACCCGTACCACTTACTCCAGATGTTCCAGAAGTTCCCGATGTACCACGCGTTCCAGATGTCCCAGATGTACCCGATGTGCCAGATGTACCGCTTGTACCAGAAGTTCCAGCCGTACCACTCACACCACCAGCTCCACTAATTCCCGATGTTCCAGATGTTCCTGATGTGCCTGATGTACCAGATGTTCCTGAAGACCCAGATGTTCCAGAAGAACCAGAAGTTCCAGATGTACCTCCTGCACCACCCGCACCGGTTACACCACTTGTACCAGATGTACCAGATGTTCCTGATGTACCTGATGTACCTGCCGTTCCACTTATTCCAGAAGTTCCCGATGTACCATTCGTTCCACTTAATCCCGATGTTCCAGATGTCCCTGTCAATCCGGATGTACCACTTGTACCTGTTAATCCAGATGTTCCAGATGTTCCCGATGTACCACTACTTCCAGAAGTTCCAGATGTACCAGAAGTTCCAGATGACCCAGATGTTCCAGATGAACCACTCACACCAGATGTTCCCGATGTGCCAGATGTTCCAGAAGTTCCCGATGTGCCAGAAGTTCCTGATGTACCTCTAGTTCCAGATGTTCCTGATGTACCGCTTGTACCAGATGTGCCAGATGTTCCAGAAGTTCCTGAAGTTCCAGATGTGCCAGAAGTTCCTGATGTACCGCTTGTACCAGAAGAACCACTCGTACCACTACTTCCAGAAGTTCCTGAAGTGCCAGAAGTTCCTGAAGTGCCAGAAGTTCCTGAAGTGCCAGATGTACCAGAAGTTCCAGAAGTTCCAGAAGTTCCAGATGTTCCAGATGATGCTGCTGAAGTTTTAATGCCAATCCTACCAGTTGTTACATTATAAACTAAAACTTCTTCAGTTGTTATATCTTGCCTTAAAGAACCTGTTCCAAAAAATAATGAACCAGTTATATTTACACTACCAGTAAATTCTTGCTTATCATTTTGTGCATCACCAAATTTAGATGAACCACTTGCGTAGATTATTGATGATGATATATAAGTTACTTTTAATTCGGTTGCATTTATTGTACCTGCTACTGTTAAATCGGTATTTACTACTAAACCTTTATTTGGAGAAATTATTGCTGTTGCTGAACCTGACTTTATCCTATCTAAATCACCAATTGCTGCGGCATTAATATTAAACAATCCACTACCATCACCATTAAACAATGATGCGGTAATAGAACCACTAATTTTTGTATTAGCCGTTATTTCAAGTGTTGTATTGGAAAATGTACCAACCTTATCAATCTGAATTCCAGATGCAGATGAAAAGTTAGCTATTCTACTTCCACTTACAAACAAAGAAACTAAACTTGCGCTTAGTTGATTTAAACCATTAGGATTATTACCTAAATTCTGCATTATCTAAAACTTTATGTTATTTCCAAAACCGAAACAATTACATCTGCTGAATTTGCTAAAGATGATGTCACCGATAGAAAATCCGTAGATTCTAAAACCAATTTTTGCTCACCACCTACTAAAACAGATGCACCGCCAGGAACAATTAAAGCGTTCTTAACTAAATGTACAGCTTTAGCTGTTGAAGTATCATGTATCATTACACTAACTGAAATGTTTTGTGTATTAACATTAGCTACACTAACTCCTATAACTGTTGTTGATGTTGCCGATGGTGCTTGATATACATTAACACCGGTTGTTCCTACTAAACTTGTTATACTATTTTTAAATGTATTTGCCATTTCTTTTTTATTTTTATCCTAATGCTATTGCAAATGCTATAGCTGAATCTAATACGTTTACCCCATCTACTAAATATCCACCTTGTGTCAAATAAATAGACCCAGACATAATTTGCGAACCACTTACATATAATCTTTGATTTACATCAAGGTAATCAAAAGATGCTTGTGACACATTGATTGTACCTTTAAATGAACCAGTAAATGAACCAGTAAATGAACCACTTAAATTTGCGTACGCATTTGAAGCTTGTGAAATTGAGCCTGAAAATATGGGACTGTGTATTACCATCTATATTTATCTACGTTTGTTATGTGTATAAATATAAAAAATTTCCTTTTAAGGTTTCACAGGCCAATTAATAGAAAAAGGATTGGGTTGGGATGTAATATCTCTTAATTGTGTTCTATATGATGTCCACAATTCTTTTGTTTCGGTTGGAATATCAGCTAATTGAGTCCAATCACACTCTGTTAATAATTGATTTCGTATTTCTCTGACTTCTACCCATTGATTTTCCAATCTATAATCAATTTCACTTTGAGATGCGTTGGTTTGAATCCAATTTTGATAATATATACCATCAATTAAATTAGGAGTTCCTTCTGAAATATTTTTTGTGTAATCAATTGGTTTTGGCGTTGGAGTAACAACGTACATATCCCATTCTACCAATGATATATCCGTTAATTCCGCTGGTAAACTTACATTAGGATATCCTTCTCTTAATTGAGAAATACTATATGGATAATTTATTGTTTCATCTATAATTCGTAAATACATATTATTTAAAATTTAGAGGTATTGATGCGAAATTTGATAAACCGGTACAATTATTAAATGCATCAGTTCCAGATGGTGTTGGAGTTCTATTCCACAATTCAGGAGCAGTTCCAGCTAATGCGTTTGTAGTAGAACTCATATTATAAACATTATTAAATGTAGATACACTTAAATTATTTGTAAATTGTAAAACATTACCTAATGCTCTACAATTTCTAAACGTTGATGAAAAGGATGTTACGTTTGGACAATTATCAAATAATGTGGATGGTACAGAACTTAAAGATGTACAGTTGAAAAAACAAGATGCAAACGTAGTTGCATTTATAACTTCATCAAATAAACCAGATGGTACTGTTGTAATTGGTGTACTTGAAAATGCATCCGTAAATATTGTTGCGTTTGGAGAATAATCAAAAAGGTCAGCTGGAATAGCTGTTATCCCAGTACCTCTCATAAAATATACAAAACTAAGTACTTCATCCAATCCAGTATATCCACCAACCGCACTTAACGAAGCGCTACCAGGAATAGCTGTTAAATTATTACATCCATAAAAATTAACTGTTCGTAATCCAACGATTCCCCATTGTACTAATTCAGTAATTAAACTTCTAATTGATGCATTGTTGTTTACTACAAAACCTGGCATAAATCCACTAATAGTTATTACATAAGTACCAGCTGATGCGTATGTATGAATTCTATCCGGAGATGTAGTTGATGTTATTAATGGCGATGATGTGCTATCTCCCCAATCTATTGTTACAGATGGAGTTAAACCTAAATAATTAGCTAATGGCACAGTAAATTGTGTACTAGCCGATGATGTTGTTATCTTAAATACAAATGGATATACTTGTGCTGTGTCCGTTTCTACTAATCTTCTAAATATTCCCATATAATTAACTTAAATTTTTACCCGTTACAAATCCGTAGTATGTAGTTCCACCATTATAAGTATAGAATACCAAAACATCTACACCAGCTCCAGTTAATATTGGGGCAGTTCCACCAGCCCAATCTACCGATGCCGGCCATGTTATTGCATATGCTCCAGCATTTACAGCTACTAAAGTAAATCCAAATGCGTTTGATGCTGGTGGATTACTAAATGTTACTGTTGCGGTTGCATTGAATTGTCTTCTAAAGTTATTAGCGGTTGATAGGTCTAAAGTAGCACTACCACCAGCTCCCAAATCACTAAATGTTTCTCTAAATGTTGTTGAACCTACATATGTAGTTGCTGTTACTGCTCCTGTTACATTTACATCGCCAGTTTGAGTTGTACTTCCTATGATTGTTAAAGTAGAACCATTAAATGTAATATTAGCTTCTACGTTTGCTCCAACAGTTGCTACATCATATGTTAATAAACCATTATCAGTATTTCCAGCTATTGGGAATTGAGATGTACCAGACGTTCCAGATGTCATACCTGCTGGCGTTGTACCAGATGTACCAGCTAGCCCAGATGTACCAGATGTTCCAAATAATGTACCATCCAATCCAGATGTTCCCGAAGTCATACCAGGAGGTGTTGTACCAGAAGTTCCACTATTCCCAGATGTACCACTACTACCAAATAAAGTTCCATCTTGTCCAGATGTTCCCGAAGTCATACCAGGAGGAGTTACACCCGATGTACCAGATGTACCAGATATACCTGTACCAGAAGTTCCCGAAGTACCACTACTTCCAAACATTGTACCATTTACGCCAGATGTTCCCGATGAACCCGTTGTACCAGACGAACCGCTTACTCCAGATGAACCACTTACACCACTTGAACCAGAAACACCAGACGTTCCGCTTGTACCACTACTTCCAAACATTGTACCATTAACACCAGATGAACCCGTTGTACCAGATGAACCTGTTGTACCTGCTGAACCGGTTGTTCCTGATGTACCGCTACTACCACTTACTCCAGAAGTTCCCGATGTACCAGATGTACCACTACTACCAAAGAAAGTTCCATTAAGACCAGAAGTTCCCGATGTACCAGATGAACCACCACTACCAGAAGAACCACCGCTACCCGATGTTCCAGATGAACCCGTCGAACCAGATGTACCTGATGTTCCAGAAGAACCAGAAGTTCCACTACTTCCAAAGAATGTACCATTTAATCCGGAAGTACCTGATGTTCCAGATGTTCCAGACGAACCTCCACTTCCAGATGAACCAGCTGAGCCAGATGACCCAGATGAACCACTTTCTCCGCTTGTACCACTACTTCCAAATAATGTACCATCCTGTCCAGATGTACCAGATGTTCCTGATGTACCACTTGAACCAGAAGTTCCCGATGTCCCAGATGTTCCAGATGTACCACTACTACCAAATAAAGTTCCGTCTAAACCAGATGTTCCAGACGTTCCAGCAGAGCCGTTAGTACCAGACGCTCCAGACGTTCCCGATGAACCAGCTGAACCAGATGTTCCACTTTGTCCGCTTGTACCACTACTACCAAATAAAGTTCCATCTTGTCCAGATGTTCCAGATGTTCCAGATGAACCCGATGTGCCAGAAGTTCCAGCCGAACCAGCTGAGCCAGATGTTCCTGATGTTCCAGACGTTCCACTACTTCCATTAAATGTACCATCAACACCAGATGTGCCAGACGTTCCACTACTTCCAGAAGTTCCCGAAGTACCTGAAGTTCCAGACGTACCAGATATACCACTTGTTCCACTACTACCAAATAATGTACCATCTTGTCCAGATGTTCCAGATGTTCCAGATGAACCAGCCGTACCATTAGAACCAGAAGTTCCCGATGTACCCGATGTTCCTGATGTTCCAGACGTTCCACTACTACCATTAAATGTGCCATCAACACCAGATGTACCAGATGTACCAGATGTACCGCTTGTTCCAGATGTACCGCTTGTACCAGATGTTCCCGATGTTCCGGATGAACCGAAGTATGTACCATCTAAACCAGATGTACCGCTTGTACCAGAAGTTCCAGATGAACCAGTAGAACCAGACGAACCTGCTGAACCAGACGAACCCGCAGAACCTGCTGAGCCAGATGTTCCAGATGTACCATTAGTTCCAGATGTTCCAGAAGTTCCCGATGAACCAGATGTACCTGCCGAGCCATCAGTTCCAGATGTTCCACTCGTTCCAGATGTTCCGTCCGTACCAGATGTTCCCGATGAACCATTAGTTCCGGAAGTTCCAGAAGAACCAGAAGTTCCAAATGAACCCGTTGTACCAGCAGAACCATCAGTACCAGATGTTCCAGAAGAACCTGCTGAACCAGAAGTTCCATTAGTTCCAGAAGTTCCCGATGTACCAGAAGTTCCAGATGTTCCAGAAGAACCCGTTGTACCAGCAGAACCATCAGTACCAGATGTTCCCGAAGTACCACTACTTCCAGAAGTTCCCGATGTACCACCACTTCCGCTTGTGCCAGATGTTCCCGAAGTTCCAGATGAACCCGTTGTACCAGCAGAACCATCAGTACCAGATGTTCCTGAAGTTCCAGATGAACCAGATGAACCAGCCGAACCAGAAGTTCCGGATGTGCCAGAAGTTCCAGATGAACCAGTAGAACCAGATGTACCAGAAGTTCCAGATGAACCAGCTGAACCAGAAGTTCCCGATGTACCAGAAGTTCCATCTATACCAGACGTACCAGAAGAACCAGCTGAACCAGTTGAACCAGAAGTTCCTGAAGTTCCACTACTACCAGATGTGCCATCTTCTCCAGACGTACCAGATGTACCAGATGTACCAGATTGTCCATCCGAACCAGATGTACCACTACTACCGCTTGTACCACTAGTACCAGAAGTTCCAGATGTTCCAGAAGTTCCCGATGTACCAGATGAACCACCACTACCACCTGTACCAGTAGTACCACCAGAACCACTTGAACCAGAAGAACCAGCAGAACCACCACTACCAGCAGAGCCGGATGAACCAGACGTTCCAGATGTACCAGAAGTTCCAGACGAACCGCTACTACCAGATGAACCCGTAGAACCAGAAGTTCCAGATGTACCAGACGAACCAGCTGAACCAGAAGTTCCAGATGTACCAGATGTTCCCGATGAACCAGATGATCCTGATGTACCTGATGTACCAGAAGAACCGGATGTACCAGATGTTCCAGAAGAACCCGATGTACCAGATGACCCAGATGTTCCAGATGAACCAGTTGACCCAGATGTTCCAGATGTTCCCGAAGTTCCACTACTACCACTTGTACCAGACGTTCCAGATGAACCAGAACTTCCAGATGTACCAGAAGAACCAGATGTTCCAGACGTACCAGATGAACCAGATGTTCCCGATGTACCACTACTTCCAGATGTGCCAGAAGTTCCAGATGAACCGGATGTACCAGATGTTCCGCTACTTCCAGATGTACCAGATGAACCAGAAGTTCCTGATGTACCATCTAAACCAGAAGTACCAGATGTTCCGCTACTTCCAGATGAACCAGATGAACCAGATGTTCCAGAAGTTCCACTACTTCCAGATGAACCAGATGAACCAGTAGTACCACTACTACCACCTGTACCAGAAGAACCAACTGCTGCTGCTATATTTCTTCTTTCTAATCGTTTTGTTACACTATTCCAAATTACAACTTCTTCCGATGAACCTGTTGGTAAGTTATTTAATTGTATAGAACTATTTGCTATAACCGGTCCAGTTAAAAAACTACTACCAGTAACACCCAAGCTACCACTAATTGTAAGTGATGCGTTTATTGTTTGGTCTGTGTTAATTTGTAAGAATGATGATGTATCAGATGATGGAGTATTTAATGCAAATAATGCATAAGATGCAGTTCTTGCAAAGGTTATACTATCCATTCCCAAAGGCCCATCAACATCAGATGATGCAACATACGATGCGGTTAATGATGTTACTCCACCACCACCACCTAATATCGTTACCAATACACCATCCGAACCAGATGATATTACATCAACACCAGAACCAGTAAAATGAATTTTTCCTACTTGTGCTTTTACTAATGAACTTGTTTGATATATAAATAATTCAGTACCACTACCTACACCTGCGTTTAATGCGTATGATGCGGTTAATGCGTAAGAAGAACTTACTGCACTAAACACCGCCATTGATGATGTTTGTGAATTTCTTACAAAGTTTTGTAAATCACCTAATGCGGATAATGATGCAGAATCAAATCCAACAAGACTATTAGCAGTTCCAGCAACCTGTGCAAATGATGCTGATAATACCGTACCAATAACTCTACCACCTTCTATTGTACCACTAATCAAAGAACCACCACTACCAATTACCACATGCCCACTTGTCAATCCACTAAATACAATTTGAATAGTATCATCATCAATTGATTTTATTGTACCTGGTAAAATTTGGTCTTCCGAACCAGTGGCGTAAACCTGTACCATTGGATATCTAATCCCTAAATTATGTACAATAGTTAAACTACTTACATTATTAAACGATACAGTTTCAGTTAATGAAGTTTCAGGTTGAGGAATATAATGTCCTCTATTTTCATCAAATCTCAAAATATCATATTCCGCAGATGCAGTTGGTCCATTTCCTTGATATGTGTATGTACCCAATAAACCACCACTTACTATTGGAGAATATATTTGAGTACTACCAGTTATAGTTGTTGCTCTTAAATTATCACCAACATAAAGATTTCCCCAAATAGATGCGGATGTATTTACAACAAATCCTTTATCAGGTGAAATTGATGCCGTAAATGAGCCCGATTTCATTATAGATGTTTCAAATGCTAAATTAGCAATTGTAATATTATATAATCCACTACCATCACCAACGAAGGTAGAACCACTTCCGTTCAATATAATATTACCACCAGTTACAAATAATCCGCCACTAACCGCTAATGATTGTGATATACTTGCTTTTGTATTTACTACTAAACCCAAATTAGGAGAAATCACAGCTTCAACAGAACCAGATTTAATTCTATCTAATTGCAAATCTTCCAATGCATTTGCAGGAATGTTAAACAAACCACCACCATCACCTATATAAAGTGCTGCCGTAATTGGTACGTTTACATCTAATTTTGTTGGGTCTATTATTGCTCTAGCAGAACCAGATTGTATTTTATCTAATTGTAAATCTTTAAGTGCTGATGCTGGGATATTAAATAATCCCCCACCATCTCCATCATAACGAGAAGCTGTTATTGAACCACTTATGTAAACTGCTCCACTTACAATTAAACCAGCAGATGATGATGGAACAGTTTGACTTATGTTTACATATGAGTTTACTAATAATCCAGTGTTAGGTGCTACCGATGCAGTTACAGAACCAGATGCTATTCTTGGTGCAGCTGCTGCAGCTACATTTGTTAAATTAGAACCATCTCCAAAATATGTAAATGCTTGAATACTTCCACTAACTGAAATAGAACCAGTAAATTGAGAACCAATCCCAGAACCAGTTGCTTGTGTTTCTACTTTAAATCCAAAATTAGGAGATACGGATGCGGTTACACTTCCACTAGCAATTTTAGGAGATGCTGCAGCTACTACATTTGTAATAAAAGTACCGTCACCAATTAAAAAGTTAGATACAATTAATGAACCACTAATTTCAACAGAACCAGTAAATTCAGAACCTATTTCAGAACCAGTCTTTGCAGTTGTTACTACAAATCGTTCACCATCTGCTACCGATGCCGTTGCAGAACCACTACCAATAAATGGAGCCGCTGCGGCTTGTACATTTGTAATAAATCTACCATCACCAAATATAAAATCTTTAACAGTTAATGAACCACTAATATCAACCGAGCCAGTAATTTGAGCTGCTACTTGTGAACCTGTTTTATCAGTTATTACTCTAAATCCATAATCAGGAGAAACAGATGCTGTTACTGAACCAGATTTAATTTCGGTTGAAACTAATGCATCTTCGGTTAATGCTGAACGAGGTATATTTCTTAAATAAGTACCATCTGAATATAAGAATGAAGATGATGCAATATACACACCCCCACTTACGTCATTTATAAATAAACTTCCACTAACATCAATAGAACCAGTAAATTGAGAACCAATTTGTGTAGTAAAATATCCGTTCTCATCAATTGAAGATGTAAATGGAGTAATAACTCTAAATCCATAATCAGGAGAAACTGATGCTGTTACTGAACCAGATTTAATTTCAGCTGATATTAATGCATCTTCGGTTAATGCTGCTCTAGGAATTTGTCTTAAGTAAGTACCTACGGCATATAAGAATGAAGATGAATCAATTCTAATACTTCCACTAAAATCAGAACCACTCTCAAATGATTCTACTCTAAATCCAAAATCAGGAGATACAGATGCACTTACACTACCACTTGCAATACGGAATACTTCTTCCGATAATGCTGAACGAGGTATATCAAATAAACCTTTACCACTACCGCTAAATACAGATGCTGTTACTACTCCAACTACTTTTGTATCACCAATTAATGTTATTTCAGCTGGTACATACAATGCATCTACTACATCGATTGTACCTGCCATTGATAAATGTAATTGACAGTTGTAATATAATGTATCAGGTGCACTTCCTGAAACTAAAAATGTTATTACACCAGTGTCTTCACCATTATTAGTTACCCAATAATCATATGAGTTTCCAGTACCAGTACCAGGTGTTTCTTTAATCCAAAACGGATGTCCACTAGCATTAACATTAAAAGTATATTCTACATTTCTAACTAAAGTTAATGTTGGATTCGAACCACTTACTAATTTATTACTTATATTATAAAGACCACTACCCTCATTTGTTACAATAAATACAGTATCTATATCAGAATTAGGCATTGCTCTTGCTGATGATGATACAATAAGGCTACCACTAATTGTAGAATATGAATTTACTACAAATCCAGTATTAGGTGCTACCGATGCGGTTACACTACCACTAGCTATAAGCGTAGAAAGTAATGCATCCGGTGTTAAAGCTGAACGAGGTATGTTTCTTAAATAAGTACCTTCTCCATAGTATGCGGATGATGATGCTAATATTAAAGAGCCAGATGTTGCTATTATTTCTAAACTACCACTAATTGAAACACTACCAGTAAATTCAGAACCACTTATTTGTGATTGTACTCTAAATCCAAAATTTGGAGATACCGATGCGGTTACTGAACCTGATTTGATTTCTGTTGCTGTAAGTGCATCATCATTTAAGGCAGAACGAGGGATGTTTAATAATCCAGCACCACTACCACTAAAGAATGAACCAGTTGCAACTCTAATAAATCCACCAGTTACAAATAACGAACCAGTAAACTGAGAACCACTTAGTGTAGATACTACTTTAAATCCATCTTCAGGTGATACCGATGCCGTTACACTACCACTTACAATTCTAAATAATTCTTGCGAAAGTGCTGAGAATGGTATATTTGTTAATCCAGCACCACTACCACTAAATACAGAAGCTGATACTGAACCATAGAATCTAGATGTTGCTGTAAATACTTCAAATCCCCTATTTGGAGAAACTGATGCTGTTGCCGAACCACTAAATATTTTTGATGTATCTAAATCCGAAAGAGCTGCTACAGGTATATCAAATAATTCTCTACCACTACCACTAAACGAGCCAGACATTAAACGGATTCCGTTATTAGCAAATATACTTCCACTAAATCTAGAACCTAATAAAGATGATTTTACATCAAATCCAACATTAGGTGATACCGATGCTGTTACAGAACCAGATGCTATAAATGTTGTTAATAGTGCATCCGGAGTTAATGCAGTTCTAGGAATATCAAATAACCTAGCACCACTACCAGAGAAAGATGAACCAGAACTAATTTCAACGCTTCCAGAAACTCTAATACTTCCAGTAAATTCAGAACCAATAGTAGTAGCTTCAACTCTAAAACCTCTGTTTATATCCACAGATGCTGTTATAGACCCAGTTGTTATTCTAGTTGCTACTTGCGGTGGAACAGTTATATTAATTAATCTACTACCATCTCCAATAAAGAATGATGCGGTTACACTACCACTTACTGCAACTGAACCAGTAAACTGAGAACCTATTTCAGAACCAGTTACTGATGTTTCTACTTTAAATCCAACAATTGGAGATACAGAAGCTGTTACACTACCACTTGCTATTCTAAACGAATCGCCGGTGAAAGCTGAACGAGGAATATTGTATAAACCACTACCATCACCTTGAATAAACGATGAACTTATTGAACCTGTAAACTCTCTTGCTCTTACAACATCTTTTACATTTAAACTTCCACTAATAACTTCATCACCATATATAAGAACACCACTATCTCTCTGAACTATTGCATCAACTATATTAATAGTACCAACCATAGCTGAATGCAATTGGCACTGATAATATAACATCGATGGTGCGTTTGCAGGAACTGCGAATGTTATAACTCCTACATCATCTCCATTATTAGTTACGCCTGTTGTATATTGATTTCCAGTACCAGTACCAGGTGCTGTTTTTATATAAAATGGATGACCCGATGCGTTTAAATTAAATGTATATGTTATACCTCTTACTAAAGTTAAAGTAGGATTGTTACCTTCAGCTGCTCCACTAAAAGTATAAAAATTAACTCCAGTATTAGTTACATTAAATACAGTTTGAATTGATTGGGAAGGTAAGTATTTTACAGATGCGGATACTATCATACTTCCAGTAAATGAAGAAAATATATTTACCTCCAATCCGTTATTTGGAGAAATTGATGCTGTTGCCGAACCACTTCTAATTCTTGTAAGGTCTAAATCTCTAAGAGCGGAAACGGGTATATCAAATAATCTAGCTCCACTTCCAGAGAAAGATGAACCGGATACTATTTCAATACCTCTAGCTCCACTTACAAAAAGAGAACCAGTAAATTGCGAACCACTTTGAAATGATTCTACTCTAAATCCAAAATCAGGAGAAGTTGAAGCTGTTACACTACCACTTCCTATTAATGTTGCTACTAACGCATCAGGAGTTAAAGCTGAACGAGGTATGTTAAATAATTTCTCACCACTACCACTATAATACGCACCCACACCTAATTCTATATTTCCAGTAACAAACAAGCTACCAGTTATTTGAGAACCGACTGTAGATGATTGTACTCTAAAACCAAAGTTAGGAGATGCTGATGCTGTAACACTACCACTTGCAATTCTAAATACTTCTTGTGATAATGCAGAAATAGGAATATCAAATAATCCTTTACCAGAACCAGAATACATTGAGGCGGTAATGGTTGTATTTACCACCAATCCTCTATTTGGAGAAATTGATGCTGTTGCTGAACCACTAGCTATTCTATTTGATACTAATGATTCAATATTAAGCGCCGATAACGGGATGTTAAACAACCCAGCACCACTACCACTAAAGAATCCACTACCAGATGGTATTACAACGTTTCCACTTACAAAAAGAGAACCAGTGAAAGTAGAACCACTAGCTATTGATGTTACAACAAATCCCGTATTTGGTGATACCGATGCGGTTACACTACCACTAGCTAATTTTGTTGCTTCTGGTAAATTAAATAAATTTCTACCGTCTCCAAAAAACGAACCAGTAAAAGAACCACTAAATGATGAACCAGTAACAGTATTAACTATTAATTCCGATTGTATTTGTACAGAACCAGTAAACTCTTGCTTATCATTTTCTGCATCACCAAAAATATTTGAACCAGATGAATAAATTACAGAAGATGAAATTATATTTACAATTAGTTGGTCAGCTATAATTGACTGAGATACATATAAATTACCTAAAATGGTAGTATCTACATTTATTTGCAATCCTCTATCAGGAGAAATCGATGCTGTTGCCGAACCACTTGATATTTGTGGAGATACATCAGCTTTTACACCTGTTAAATTAGAACCATCTCCTTGAAATGAACCAGAAAAAGAACCTGAAATTTGGTCTAAACTAATTGTTCTTGCAAATCCTCTATTACCATCACTATCAGAAACTACTAACGCAGGATTTGTTAATAATGACGCAGAAAAATCAGGAACCCCTAAATTTGGTTCAACTTGAGATAAATCAATAAATTGATATCTGTCTGCCGTTACATTTTTCGGGCTTACTACCCTTACCCTACCCGTTAATAGATTACTAATTGCCATGCGTTACTTTCCAGCTTTGTTATAAATATAGAGAATCCCTTATAAATATCAATCAATGATATTATTGTTATTCATTCGCACTTTCTAACAAAGAAAGAACCACAGTTAATTCAGTTGAACCAGAAACAATAAATCCGTATGTTTCTTCTAATACTAATTTACCAGAAACAACAGGAGATAAAGAATCTGCTGGTGGTATTGTTACGTTTGTTACCAACCTCACAGCTTCTTGTTCAACAACCACAGGAGATTCAATTGTAGCTTTAATAACATCAACTAAAGAATTTACCACATATATAGATGCTGATATACCAGATTGCGTTCCATTCACAAATCCATCTAACACAGATTGAGTAACTCCAGCTTGAAATAATAATGGAGATGCATCAGAACCAGTTGTTGATTGATTTTTTATAATTTGGTTTGATAATACTTTTAAATAATCTAAAGCAAATATAGATGCTGAATATTCTGTTTCATCAATTAATGATACTCCATTTTTGTCAAAATAAGCTTTTGCTGCTTTACTTGTTCTAATTGTCGTATTATTTACAATATCATATTTTATTGCATCAACATCATCTAATGTATTTTGCTCAAAGTATGATGATATAAAAGTAAATGGAGTTTCCGATAAATTATTTTGATTAGATGTATATGCTGCTATCTCTTTTCTTAAAAATTGTCTATTTGCATTTAATAATAAAGATGCGCTAGAAAAACTTCCACTAAAATTCAATAAAGATACAGAAGAACTAACAAAAGCACTACCACTATATATATCCGTAAATTGAGGTACAGGTATTTCTTTGTTTGATGTTACAAAAATAGTTACAGGTTGTGTTACCAAACTATTATTTGTAATTTGACAAGATAACACAATTGATGATACACCCGCGGGTGTTGTATATATTTCATCCGGCTCTCCAGTCAATCCTGTTACTACTGACTGAAACCGATTTAAGGGTACAAAAACTTCTGCCATTTTTTTATTTTTTTATTTTTCTTTTTTATATTTGTAGTGCCAATGAGAACGGAGTTACTAATGAGAATAGAGATTTACTAAATGTTCTACCCACAAGAGTACCAGTTGCCTGATTAATACTTAAACCCGTACCAATTCTAAAGTCACCAGTTTCATTACCGGATGTGAAGTAGATTCTACCACCACCCAATTCCGTAATTTCAAATGCCGGATTTGCAACACCACTACCACCCTGATTTGGAGGAAGTGCTTTAAATGTCACACCACTACCATTATAAGAGTAGTCAATACCAGTTGCCACAATTAGAGAACCAAATGATTCCAATGGCGCTCCTGCTGCTATAAACTCTGCTCTAGTTCTTAGATAACGATTTGTTTCCAATGTTTCTAATAACTGGTCTCTAGTTACAGCTATTGCACTTCCGTATTGACCATCATAGTATGAAGATGCTGCTCTGATTCCTCTCTCATTTCCACCATATAATAAATCAGTTACAGCTGCATCTACAATAAATCCAGTATCACGTGAACAACTTGCCTCATTATATGTTAAATATGGAAATGCTCCATTTGTATATCCAATTGCTCTTTGTTTTAATTCATCCTTACCAGCTTTCAATCTTTCAGCTGCTTGTCTTCTCTTAGTTGATGGTGCTAAATAAGTTAATAAAGTGTTTGCTACAATTTTTTCAGATATTCCTCTTGCGAAGTTAATACCGTCTATTGTTTGCTTCTTTTGTCCATTATTATCACCATAACTATCTAATATTGCTACTGATGGGAATTTATAGTAGTAAGAACCTGCCTCAATACTTCTTTCATTACCACCATAAACTAAGTCAGTTCTGATTGCATCTATGATAAATCCTAAATCTCTAGAACAACTTACTTCATTGTATTTCAAATTGCTCCAAGAAGAACTTAAGAATGTTATAGTTTCTTTTTGTATCAATTGTTTATTATCTGTCAACAATTTTGCTGTTGTTAATAAAGATGCAGATGGTACTAAATATGTTGGATTAATTATCACTTTTTTAGCTACCTTTCCAGCATATCTGATACCAGTAAGAGTTGGGTCTAATTGGTTTAGAGTTGATGGTACACCTTTATTGATTGCGTTAGAAGGATATAAGTAATAATACTGTCCTGCTATTACACTTCTTTCTTGTCCACCATATAATACATCCGTTGCTGCCGCATCTATTAGATATCCAACATCTCTCTTACAAGTTGTTTCGTTATAATACACACCACTCCAAGAAGAACTAACATAAGCGATAGTTTCATCTGCAATAAATGCTTTATTCTTTCTTAATAAATCAAATGATGCGGATGCCTCTACTGATGCCGTTACAAATTGTATATTTTGTGCAATCTTTTGTGCTATTCTACCTGCGTAGTTTATACCATCAATTGTTTGTCCTAATTGACCAACACCATCACCATCACCTTCAACGATTGCTAAAGATGGATATTCGTAATAGAATTTACCATTCAATACAGTTCTTTCATTACCACCATATAATAAATCGGTAGTAACACCATCTAATATATAACCAACATCTCTCTTACACTTATCTTTATCATACTCAAATGTACTCCAACTAGCAGTTAAGTAAGCTAGTGTTTCCGTTTGTATAAACTCTCTATTCTTTCTCAACAAATTAACCGATGCTGATACCAATTGTGATGCTGTCACAAATGTTAATGATGCCGCAACATTCTTAGAAAGTTGTCCTGCGTAATTAACACCTGTCAATGTTGGTTGTAATTGTGAACCTTGAGCTTGTGATGGATATAAATAATAGAATACCCCAGCGTTTGTACTTCTTTCATTTCCACCATATAATAAATCCGTAGAAACCGCATCTATAATATGACCAACATCTCTTTTACAAGTTGATTCAATATAAGATGCTGTACTCCAAGAAGAAGATAGGTAAGCGATAGTTTCATTTTGTATAAACTCTCTATTTTTTCTTATTAATGCGTATGATGCAGATACAACTGCTGATGCAGTTACATAAGTTACATTTTGAATTACTTTTTGTGCTAACTTACTTGCGTAGTTTATTCCATCAAGCGTTTGATTCAATTGTGCTCCTTGCGCTTGTGATGGATATTCATAATAGAATATACCATTAAATAATGATGCTGAATTTGAGTTAAATATCAAATCTTCAGCTGCCCCACTTATAATCAAGCCCACATCACGTCTACACTTACTTTCATCATAAGATGCCGTTGACCAAGATGATGATAGATATGCAATAGTCTCATCCTGTATGAATGAAATGTTATTTTTTAATATTCCGTATGCAATCCATCTATTATCATCACTTACCGCAATTGTATAAGATGATGTTGGTAAACTTAATGATGCCGATACTATTACCGAACCAGTTCCGTTAGCAACTATGTTTGTTACGATAGCAATTGATGCGGATAGTATTGTTGCTTCAGTAGAAGTTGCCGATGATGCTGAAATATATTGGTTAGCGTTTGTTACTTTAATATTTGCTAACGTATTAGGTATAATTTGTGGTATTGATATTAATGTACTACTAATAGATGCCGTTGTTATTCTAGCTGCGTACTTAATTGCCTCTACCGTTTCTACAACTTGCGAACCAGAACCATTAGCTTGAGATGGGAACTCATAATAGTAATCCCCATTCTTTCTACTTCTTTCGTTTCCACCATATAATAAATCAGTTGCTACTCCATCAATGATATATCCTAAATCTCTATAACATTTACTTTCACTATAATCTAAGTTAGGGTATTTAACATTTACAAATGCAATACTTTCACTTTGTATGAATAATTTGTTAGCTTTTATTAAATCGTATGCGTATTGAACTTCCAAAGATGCTGTAAATATCTGCTTATTAACAACTACGTTCATAGCCGTTCCTTTTGCGTATCTTACACCAGTCAATGTTGGTTCTAATTGTGCGTTTGTAGCTTGAGATGGGAAATCATAATAGTATCTTCCAGCTACAACACTTCTTTCGTTACCACCATATAGCAAATCGGTTGCCACTGCATCTATAATGTATCCAATATCTCTCCTACAAGTACTTTCGGTATATTCAAATTCATCCCAAGAAGAAGATAGATATGCAATTGATTCACTTTGTATAAATGCTTTGTTATTTCTTAATGAATTCCAAGATGCTGATGTTGGTTGGTTAATTGATGCCGATATATGTGTAAACGGAGTATTCAATACAACCTTTTCAGCCAATCCACTTGCGTATTTGATTGCCGTAATTGTTTGGTCTAATTGTGAACCAGTAGCTTGAGATGGGAAATCAAAATAGAACTTACCATTAAACAAAGATGCTGAGTTACCACCATATAAAAGGTCAAATGCTGAACCACTAAGGATTCCTGTCAAATCTCTTTCACATTTACTTTGTGTATATTCAAATCCACTCCAAGATGAACTCATATAAGCAATAGTTTCATCAACTATAAATTTAGAGTTACTTACCAATAGATTATATGCTGAATTTATCTTTGCATTTGAATTTGCTATCGGATATGTTGATGGTCTATATGTAATTGAGCTTGTACCATTACTTAATAACACATCAATTACCAAAGATAAAGATGATGATATTAATTTACCCTGCAATCTTCCGGCTGCACTTCCACTTATCAATTGTGGCGTATCGGTTACTTTAATACTTGCCGATGTATTTGATATAATTGTTGGTAGAACCGATGTTCCATTTTCAATTACATTTAATATCAAATCAAATCCACTTGCAATCTTATTAGTATCAAAAGATGATGCGGATATTGATTGTTTTATAGGATTTGCGTTTGTTACTTTTAAAGATGATGATGTACTTGCTACCAATGTAGGTAATACACTTAATCCGTTTTTAACAATGTTTACAACAGTACCATAAGAAGAACTTACATTTGTAATTTGAGTTGATAAGTTATATGAACCCGTACCAATTGTTTGCTCTTTAGAACTTATATGTAATAAAGTTGGTGTAGATAATTCAAATCCGTAATTATAGTTTCTTGCCAATGAATCCGGTACAAATGCAACACCATTTTCAATAATATCAGCTACATGCTTAAATGATGATGTAATAATATCTAATTCAGCTCCACTTGCCGATATTGATGATGAGTATTGAGTTGTGTTTGTTACTTTAATTAAACTATCACCATTTTGAACCAATACAGGTATAGTAC